TTTAATCCGTTAGAATCTATAATAAGTTCATATGTTGACCAAGTTCTTGCATAATCAGCAAAGACTATTTGATCTCCAATTTCAGCAGAGCTAGGCAAAGTTACAGTACAAGCATTAGATGTTGTATTTATAAAATATCCTTTACCAGCAGTAGCTGTTAGAGTTGAACCAGTTACAACTGCTGTTGACCAATCAAGACCACCAGGTGTAGCTGCTATAACTCCAGAAGCTCTAAATACGTTGTTGACTATTTTTCCACTCATAATATTTTCCTATGCACTTGTTTAACCAAATTCTGCAGCAGCTAGTCCATATCTTGCTGTTCCTACTCCAGTAACGTCACTTGCAACTATTCCAGTATTTGAAACTTTATTAGTTAATGAAGAATCTGAACTTCCATCAAATCCATATCCAAATATTGCTGTGTCTATACCATATTTAGTTGCTGCTAATATTCTTCTTGCTGTACCTACTCCTGTAGTATCGGTTGCAACTACACCACTATTTGAAACTTTATTAGATAAATTTGTTTCTGAACTAGAAGTTTGTCCAAATCCAAAAATAGCTTTGTCTGTTCCATAAGAAACTGCTGCTAATTGTGCTCTAATTGTACCTACACCAGTTGTGTCGGTTGCTATTACACCAGAATTAGAAACTAAATTACTTACTGAAAGCCATGAACTTCCTGAATAACCAAATCCGAATATTGCTGTATCTGTACCATACCTAGCAGCAGCTGGTTCTCTCCTAGCTGTTCCAGCACCAGTAGCATCACTTGCGATTACACCTTCATTAGAAACTAAATTTCTTATATTTCCTATTCCTGTTCCACCACCACCTGTTTGACCATAAGCAAAAACTGCTTGACCTGTTGATCCATAACCTGTTGCAGCTAAAGTTGTTCTACCTGTTCCAGCACCAGTAGCATCTGCTGCAATAACACCAGAACTATTTACTAAATTTCTTGTATTAACTTTACCAATAGCATCACTACTACCATATGCAAATATAGCTTTATCAGTTCCATAATTTGCTGCTGCTAAACCAGCTCTAGCACTTCCAACTCCTGTAACATCTGCTGCTACAACTCCAGTTGTTGATACAATATTACTCATTGAAATCCAATCTACTCCAGCTGCTTGACCATAAGCAAATATTCCTTGTTGTGGTGCAACAGGCTCATCAGCATTTACAATATCAGAGGAAGGTGTCCAGCCAACAGTTGCTCCAGAATAAACTAGATTTAAACTTTGACCAGCTGTGTCGTAATCAACAATATAAGTATCATCTGAACTTTGAAAGTTCAAACCATTACTGTCTATTGTGATTGCGTTAGTTCCCCATGTTCTAGCATAGTCAACTAATATAATTTGATCTCCAGCTGTCGCTACACTTGGAAGTGTAATCGTACAAGCATTAGATGTGGTGTTAATAAAATAACCTTTTGCTGCACTAACTGTAACAGTAGATGCAGTAACTACTGGTTGCCAACTAAGACCACCAGCTGCTTCAACTACTAATCCAGATGAGCCAAAGATATTGTCTTTTACTAATCCACTCATAGTGTTTTATAATCCTATAATGTCTGATCTAAATAACTAACAGTTACATCAATGTCTGATGCACTTGCTGTAATTATTGATAAATGATCTGCTGCTTCCATTACAAATTTTGAAGTATGTTCAAAAGTTGAATTAGCTGCTAGAGCCTGTGTGTGATAAATATATGTATCTGCACCACCACCACCATCATCAATATACAAGTTAAATGTTTCAGCAGCACCAGCAGTTTCACAGATAGTTGCAGACAAAATTGTATATGTATGTCCAGACGCTACTGTTAGTAGTGCTTGAGCAGAAGCTGCGTCACCTCTGAATGTTGCTAATTTTAATACTTCACTTGCCATATTTTTCTCCTGTTAATTAAAACCCCATGACTAGGGATTTTCCTGTTGTTGTTAATTGTCCACCTTCTGCTATAACTTTGTCATTAAATGTAGCCGCACCAGCCTCACTCATATCTAAAGTTAAAGCTGTAATACTTACTCCACCATCAACACCAGCAAATGTCATATCGGCATCGGATTGTGCAGTTCTTATTCTTAAACCATCTGAAAGTCTAAAAAAAGCTGCATGAGTTGAACCAGCTTTTTTCATAACTACATCTCCATACGCAGTATCTAATGCAATAGGTTGTGAAGTTGAATTAGCGTCTAAAGTAATAGCACCAGCAGAAGTTAATTTAATACTATCTGAAGCAGTACCATCTGAAACTATGTCTAAATCACCATCTGCGTTTGAATTTATATAAGTACCAGTATCGTTAAAACATAATTTGTTTGTACTATTTAAAGTTAATCCAGTACCATCTGTGTGAGTTAAAGTTGTGTCTTGATCGTTTCCAAATTGAATTGTTGAACTATCTGCTAAAAATAAATCTGAAAATTCTTTTGTTGCTGAACCTAACGCAGCACCATCAGCACTTGTAGGAGATAAATTAGCTGTTATTAATGCACTTGTTAAAGTTTTGTTTGTAAGAGTTTGTGTGCCAGCAAGTGTAGCAACAGTTGAATCAATTGCTATTGTTCCAGCAGCTGTAATAGTACCACCAGATAAACCAGTACCAGCTGTAATAGAAGTTACTGTACCAACATTACTAGGTGTAATTACAGTATAAGTAATACTTGTAGATCCTAATGTTGCATCAGTATCTGTCGTACATAAAAATATTTTATTATCATTAACTGAACCTTGATTTACTACAACCATACCACCAGATAATTCTGCGATAGTATCATGTTCTGGATCTCTTGATGCTGCACCAGCTCCACTAGCTACTGCAAGGTATAAACCATTTTCTGTAGCTGTACTTTGATCTTTTAAAAGAACTCTATCTCCAGCAACTAGGGTTACACCATCAATAACATCACCAGCTTCAAGAGCTGATGAAATTACTACATTGGCAGTTGAAGCACACTCTGCAATAGTTCTAGTTCTTAAACCAGCAACTGCTTGGTCAACATAAGATTTAGTAGATGCGTCTGAGTTAGCAGAAGGCTCACCTAATCCTGTAATTGATCCACCAGTTAATGAAACATTGTCTGATGCTTGTGTTGAAATAGTACCAAGTCCTAAAGAAGTTCTAGCAGTAGATCCACTTTCAGCTACCCAAGTTGATCCATTACCAACAATAACATTTCCATCAGTTTTTGCTAAAGCAGCAATAGCAGTTAAATCTGCATCACTATCTTGTTTAGCATCAATTTGAGTTTGTATAGCAGATGATACTCCATCAAGATAACCTACCTCAGTTGCAGTAACATCACTAACTGATATATCTCCACTACCATCAGATACTAAAGCTCTAGCAGTAGTAAGATTTTCTAATTTAGATAAAGCAATTGCAGCAGAAGCATTTATATCTGCATTAACAATTGCACCATCTGCAATCTTAGCAGAAGTAATTGCTGAGTCAGGAATCTTAGCAGAAGTAATTTGGTCATCTCCAATATGAGCTGTGTCTATTGAACCATCAACATATTGATCTGAATCTACTGAGTTAGCTGCCATTTTAGCAACTGTAATATTTGAGTCTGCAATATGAGCTGTATCTATTGAACCATCTACATACTGGTCAGAGTCAACAGAATTAACTGCCATCTTAGCAACAGTTATATTACTATCTGCAATTTTAGCAGTAGTAACTGCATCATCATCTATATTAGTTGTACCAATAATTCCTGTTGGAATAGATGAATTAGTTTTTGATAAAGCACTAATATAAACATTTGTAATAGCTTCACTTGATAATGAACCACTATCCCAAGTTACATTTACAGTAGTGTTTGTTGAAAAAGATGTACTAGATACAGTTCCATAAATTGTTCCAGGAGTAGCTGCTATTAATTTAATTCTTCTACTAGCATGATAAATTGCAGTTACATCTACACCATCAATTGTAAAACTTGTAGCTGATGCGTAAGTAGCTGTGTAAGCTCCATTACCATCTCCATATTCAACCCATTGTGAATCGTTATACCAATCTCTAGTATTCTTCATCAATGCTCTAATGGCATTGTTCAAGTTAGAAGGTAACATTCCTTCCGCAGTAGAAATACTATTTAATGTAGTGTTGTTTGCTTGTGTTGTTGAATAATCTTTTATACCTGCCATTTTAATCTCCTATAAACCAAGCAAATACTTTATTATTTTCTTGATTTTTTTCATTTATTAATGCGTTAATAGCTTCTTCAATTTGTCTTTGAAAAAA